AGGTAGTTAGTTAGGTATTCAACCCTGGCAGGCTTAAATACTATTATACATACAGATTTCAATTTTGTCAAGCATTATTTCATTTGTGAAATTTCACAAGAAATAACAAGCATAAATTTAAAAAAATACTTGACAAGTTCGTTAACTAGACCTATAATACATATTATGGTTAACACATACTTACAAGAAACAAATAAAACAACAAAGACTTTAACGGACAAACAACAAAAGTTCTTGGATTGTTTAATAGAGACCAACGGCAATGCAAAACTAGCAGCCGAAGAAGCAGGTTATAGCGGTAATCACTACCAAGTTGTAAAAGCTTTAAAGAATGAAATAATAGATTTAGCAACAGACATCTTAGCCAACAGCGCACCTCAAGCAGCTCTAAAGATGGTAGACATCATGAATACTGATATGCCTATACCTCAAGTAGCGAATAAGTTACAAGCAGCTCAGACAATCCTTGATCGTGTAGGAGTAACAAAGAAAGAAAGACTAGAGGTAGATCACAAAACAAATAGTGGAGGTGTGTTTATACTTCCAGCTAAAAAAGAAGTAGAATACGTAGTCGAAGGAGAATACACGGAAGAAGAAGAAGATGCAGCAGAGTAGTAATAAAGAATCTTTTATGCAATGGTGCAAAGAACTATACGATGATAACTGTTTAGAAAGACAGACACACGGATTAGAACCTTATAAGAACTTCGAGACTTATTATTTTAAACATCATCTATGGTTAGACAGGAAATACGATGAAGAAACAAGATCTAAATTTTAAACACTTAAAAGAAATCAACGAAAGTTACATCGAGCATATGAGTGTTGCTTTGTGGTACGCTTATCGTTTATTTAAACTCACGCTAAAAGTAATTGTTCATGCGATTGTTCCTTTTGTTTGGCACAACGAGATTGATCCGTCAGTACGTAAACTCAACCAAGACAGACACGACAGAATTTGTCTCAAAAGCAGATACTTAAACTAATCATATGCCTCCTGTTAAATTCAGACCCACAGAGAAAAGCTACGACAGACGTACAGGCAAGACAGCAATCATTCGTCACTACATGAAAGCAATACCAAAGAAAGAACTCATAGACTATTTAAACAAAGAATCAACGCCTAAGAAAAAGAAACACAAAGTAATTAAAGAACTAGAACGCAGAGGAATCGAACTGGTGTGGAAGTAATATGACAAAGATATGGCGCAAAAACGAGTGGGAAGAAATAGGACACAGTTTGTTAAATAAAACAATTCCGACATCTGATCTAAAACGTAGAAAAAGTTCTACGGTTCCTTTTGGATATGAGTTATCCAAAGAAGATGCACAATATTTAGAGCCTATTCCAAAACAGTTAGAGGCTCTTGAAGCAGTAGAGGACATGATTGTTAAAGAACAAATAACTCTTCGTGATGCTTGTTATTGGTTACAGAACCATACAGGTCGTAGTATTAGCCACGTAGGTCTAAAGAAAATCATAGATAAAAAGTATGGAACAAGACAAGAAAGATTGGGATTTACATCCTGAGCGATACGAAACCGAAGAAGACGGAGTTACGTTTAAATTAAAAAAAGACGGAACACCTCGTAAAAGGAAAGGAAGGCCTAAAGGTTCTAAGAGTAATTATAATTATCACTCTAAGACAAAAGCCAAAATGAATGCTAGACGTTCTGTTAGTAAAAAGAAAAAAAGAATTAGTCAACTACAGAATCAAATTACTTCTTACAAGACTAATTTAAAAAAACAAAAAGAAGTTCTTAAAAAACTTGACAAAGATACAGACAATCAGGTTGTACTTGACACAGACATTAAAGAACTCATACCCAGTGTTCAAAAAGAAATAAAAGAAAACCCTGAAGAGAACGTAGTTTTTCATCCGAATGATGGTCCTCAAACAGACTTTCTTGCTGCAGGTGAAAAGGATGTTCTTTATGGTGGTGCTGCAGGTGGCGGTAAATCATACGCAATGTTAGTGGATCCGTTGAGGTACGCACACAAGCCAGCACATCGTGCTTTAATTTTAAGAAGGTCTATGCCAGAGTTACGCGAACTTATAGACAAATCAAGAGAACTATATCCACAGGCTTTCCCAGGCTGTAAGTTCCGTGAAGTCGAGAAGTTATGGAACTTTCCAAGCGGTGCAAAGATAGAGTTTGGTTTTCTTGAGAGAGACGCAGATGTATATAGATACCAAGGACAAGCATACAGTTGGATAGGCTTTGATGAGATTACACATCTACCGACAGAGTTTGGTTGGAACTACCTTGCTTCAAGACTACGAACAACAGACCTTGAAATAGAACCTTACCTACGTTGTACTGCAAACCCAGGTGGTGTTGGTGCGCACTGGGTTAAAAAACGCTACATTGAACCTTCAGAACATAATAAATCTTTTGTAGGAAAAGATGGATTAACTCGTAAGTTTATTCCTGCTAAATTGGATGATAATCCGTATTTAGCTCAAGACGGAAGATACGAGCAAATGCTTAAAGCGCTTCCTCCGATACAGCGCAGACAACTCTTAGAAGGAAATTGGGATGTCGCTGAAGGTGCTGCCTTTGTTGAGTTTGATCCTACAGTCCATGTAATTGAACCTTTTCACCTTCCTGTTAATTGGGAACGTGTCAAAGGAATTGATTATGGGTATGCTGCAGAGAGCTGTTGTGTTTGGGGCGCAATAGATAGAGCAGACGGAACTTTAATAATTTATAGAGAATTATACAGAAAAGGCTTGACAGGACTCGATTTAGGACGTATAATAACAGAAATGGAAGTGGAAGATCCGTTTTCAGTTCAAGGAGTATTAGATACTGCATCTTGGGCTAGAACAGGAACGACTGGTCCTACTGTCGGTGAGACACTACAACAGTTAGGACACAAGCTGCGCAGAGCAGATAAGAATAGAATACAAGGTAAAATTCAAATTCATGAGTACTTACGAGTTCAGAATAGTGGGAGTCGACCTAAATTACAAATTTTTAATAACTGTCCTAACTTGATTCGAGAACTACAAAGCATTCCTCTGAGTAAGACTAAACCTGAAGACGTAGACACGAATGCATCTGATCATGCATACGATGCGCTACGTTATTTGATAATGAGTAGACCGCGCATAAATGATCCACTCGAAAGAATCAGACAAATAAAAAGAGAATCAACATATAAACCAACAGATCCAGATTTCGGATATTAAAAGAATAAATGGCAGACAACAATAACAATGAAAACACCTTTATAGATAATTCAGATAATCTTTTCTTTGAAGACATTGAAGGCGAAGAAGGAAAGAAACTTGTACTCGAAGAAAGCCAACAGCTTAGTTTAGTAGGTTTAATACAAAACAGATTCTCAGATGCAGAAACTGCAAGAATATCTCACGAACATCGTTGGTTAAAAGCTTATCGTAATTATAGAGGCTTATACGATAAAAATATAAAGTTCAGAGAATCTGAGAAATCTAAAGTCTTTGTAAAAATTACTAAGACAAAAGTACTTGCCTCTTTTGGACAACTTGTTGATGTTATATTTGGCACAGGTAAGTTTCCGATAGGTGTACGAGAAACTAAAATTCCTGAAGGTGCTTCTGAGTATGCACACCTAGATACACAAAATCCAACTCCCGGAATTGAAACAAGTGTACCTGATGTTGAAGAACAAGAAACAGATATTGAGAATCCTTTTGATGTAGGCTTTGAAGGAGACGGTAAAACTTTAAAACCCGGAGCTACATTTAGCAACGGTAAGTTTATAATAGAAGAAGAAGCAAGTGAACTATTGGCTGATGGTACAAGCCCCATGCCTCAAGAGATTGAGATTAAACCTGCGCAACTGGCTTCAAGAAGAATGGAAAAACTAATCCATGATCAAATTGAAGAGTCTAAAGGATCATCCGAAATAAGAAATGCGTTGCTTGAATCTGCACTCCTTGGAACAGGAGTAGTAAAAGGACCTTTCAATTTTAATAAAACTTTAAGTCGATGGAAAGAAGGAGAAGACGGAGAAAGAACTTATAATCCTATAGACGTTAGAGTACCTCGTATTGAGTTTGTCAGTGTTTGGGATTTCTTTCCTGATCCTGCAGCAACCAACATAGAAGAATGCGAATACGTATTTCACAGACATAAGCTAAACAAAAGTCAGCTTAGAGCTTTACGCAAGATGCCTTATTTTGATAATGATGCCATACGCGAATGTTTAATGATGGGATCTAACTACGAAGACAGATACTATGATTCTCAACTCAGAGACGATGAAAACGATAAAGCATACGGTGCAGAGAAATACGAAGTCTTAGAATATTGGGGAATAATGGATGCTGAGTATTTAAGAGAAGCAACCATAGATGTTCCTGACAGTATAGATGATTTGGATGAAGTTCAGATTAATGCTTGGATATGTAACGGTAAACTTCTAAGAGCAGTTGTAAATCCATTTACTCCGCACAGATTACCATATCATTCGTTTCCGTATGAAAGAAACCCTTATAGTTTCTTTGGAATCGGTGTTGCTGAGAACATGGATGATGCTCAACAGATCATGAATGGACATGCACGAATGGCTATAGATAATCTTGCACTTGCTGGATCTTTAGTGTTTGATGTAGATGAATCAGCACTCGTTGGCGGACAATCAATGGAAATATATCCTGGGAAAATATTCCGCAGACAAGCAGGAATGCCCGGACAAGCAGTACACGGAATGAAATTTCCTAATACTTCACAAGAAAACATGATGATGTTTGACAAGTTCAGACAACTTGCAGACGAACAAACAGGAATACCTTCGTACTCACACGGACAAACAGGAGTACAAAGCATGACTAGAACTGCTTCTGGTATGTCGATGCTCCTAGGTGCAGCAAGTTTAAACATAAAAACTGTCGTAAAGAATTTAGATGATTTTCTACTCAAACCTTTAGGTGAAGCATACTTCCAGTGGAACATGCAGTTCATGGAAGGTAAATTAGGAATCGAAGGAGATTTAGAAGTCAATGCTATGGGAACCAATAGTTTGATGCAGAAAGAAGTAAGAAGCCAAAGACTGACTACTTTCTTACAGACTGCACAGAATCCAACTATTGCTCCGTTTGTTAAGATTTCTAAATTAGTAAGTGAACTGGCCTATAGTTTGGATCTTGATCCTGATGAAATACTCAATGATCCAGAGGAAGCAGCTATTATGGCACAAATAATAGGAATGCAAAACAATGTTGGACAAGGAACTGGCGCAGAAGATGCTGCCGTTGGTGAACAACCGTCACCTATGGGAAGCCCTGAAGGAGCATCTCAACAACCGCAAGAACTTGGAGTTACAGGCACTGGTGGTGGCAACATCGGAACTGGAAATGTACCGTTGCCAGGGGAAGATCAATTCTCTGGTAATGTTGGAACAGCTTAAAGATCAAGTAACAGAGGCACTAAACAGAGGAGAAGAGAATGCCTGAACTAGACGGAAAAGAATACGAATATACTGAAGAAGGTATAGAGCAGTACGAAGAAGATAAAGTAGAAGGTCAAATGGATGATCTTATGATGGTTCCTGACGAACAAATGGAAGATGATTACACAGATTTTATAATTGGTGAGTCTTTGACTCCCGAAGACGAAGAATATTTGCTGACTACACTTGAACAAGATGATCGACTAAGTATGATCTTCGACCAAGTAGTAGATACAGCATCCGAATTTTCAGGTTCTGGTCCTGTTGAAGGACCCGGATCTGGAGTATCCGATTCGATACCCGCAAGGTTATCGGATGGAGAATTTGTCATGACAGCAAAAGCAACTGAGAAACTTGGTTCTGATAACCTACAAGGTATGATGAAGCAAGCTGAAATAGATGCTGATATAGATGATGTCAAACGACAAATAAAAGCTGCTGGTGGAGAAGTAGAAGCAGAGAAAGAAGAAGAAGCAATCGTAGATACTTCTGTATCTGGAAATAAAAGTGTGGTTATGCCCTCTTCTATTACAGATAGAAAGATAAAAGAATCTATGCTTTCTTTAAATCCTCGCAACTCTTTATTCACTAGTTGATAACCGTAGAGCCACCTATCCTAGTCAGATAGCCCTCTACATTTTAAAAAAGTAAAATACCTTTTGATGCCACCTTACTTAGGCAAGCACTTATAAAGAAGACGTTCTTGGAATAAGCCACCTTCGGTACAGTAAGCACAAAGGAAGGAGAGTAAAAAATGACTGATAATGAAAATGTAGCTTCTAATGAAGAAGCACAAAACGAACCAGTACCTAATCCGTACAACATGAAAAAATCATGGCATACGGATGATGTTATGCCTAAGACTAGCCAGACTGCTGAAAGTTTGTTTGTTGATCCAGATCGTCAAGTAATTAAAGAAGACGAAGAAGGTGAACAACCAGAACCAGAACAGAAGGCAACACCTTATAAACAGCCTAACTATAAAAAAAGGTACGATGACTTGAAAAAGCATTACGATAGTAAGCTTAACGAGTTTAGAAGCAGAGAGCAAGAACTTATAAATGAAGCAACCGCTTCACGACCTGAGTACCAAGCTCCTAAAACTGTCGAAGAACTTGAACAATTTAAAGCACAGTATCCTGATGTTTATGATGTGGTTGAAACTGTTTCACACTTACAGAGTGAAGCCAAAGTCTCTGAATTAAATTCTAAGATTGCGTCTTTACAAGAAAGAGAAACAGCAGCCTTGAGAAAAGAAGCGGAATCGGAGTTACTTAGTAATCATCCTGATTTTGCAGACATTCGAGAAAGTGATGATTTTCATCAATGGGCTGAATCTCAACCAGAAGATATTCAAGCATGGGTTTATAACAATCCTAATAATGTTCGTTTAGCAAGTCGAGCAATTGACTTATTTAAACAAGACATAGGATTGGCTTCTAATAAGAAGAAACAGACTTCTCAGAAGTCTAGAAGTTCAAGCTCAAGGGCTGCGGATATGGTATCTACAAAGACTACAACGATAGATGCTACAGCAGAACCTAAAATTTGGACTCAAGAGGAGATCGCAGCACTGCCTATGGATGAGTTTGATCGTCTCGAATCCGAGATAGATAAAGCTCTTGAAGAAGGTAGAGTTCGTGATTAAAAAAGTAACTATTAACATTTAAAGGTGACTTAAAATGGCTTATAATCAATCCGATGCTTTATTCGAGCAATCGACTGATACTGATGGTAACTTTGGTAACTCCGTAACTGGACAAACTAATGCATTCTTTATGCCGAAGGTTTATTCCAAGAAGGTACTTAACTTTTTTAGAAAAGCCTCTGTAGCTGAAGCAATCACTAATACTGATTACTCTGGTGATATTTCTGCATTTGGTGATACTGTCCGAATCGTCAAAGAACCTACGATTACTGTTTATCAGTATGAGAGAGGAGCTGACGTTACGCAGTCCAAACTTACTGACATTGAAGAAACCCTAACTGTTGATGTAGCAAACGCTTTCAAATTCAAAGTAGACGACATTGAGAAATCTATGTCTCACGTAAACTGGAAAGAGGTCGCATCCTCTTCTGCAGCTTACGCTCTAAAAGATGCTTTTGATGAAGGTGTTATAGCTGAAATGTTCTCAGGTGCTTCTACATCTTCACCTGACCATGTTATCGGTTCTGACAGTTCTACTGCTGATTCTACTATGACTCACGCAACGAACTCAGTCGATATGCTTGGTTCAGATGGAACTGGTGTAGATCCTTTAGATCTTATGGCTAGAATGGCAAGACTACTAGATGACCAAAATATTCCTGAAGAAGGAAGATGGTTTGTGGCTCCTCCTTCGTTTTACGAAGAGTTGTCAGGATCTAGTTCAAAGCTCATGTCAGTTGACTACAACGCAGGTCAAGGTTCTCTTAGAAATGGTTTAGTATCTAGTGGAAAGCTACGTGGATTTGATATGTACAAATCTAATAATATTGCTAGTACGTCTAACGCTACTGGTAAAGTTATTGCTGGACATATTAGTTCTACAGCTACTGCACAAGCTATCACACAAACTGAAGTGATCCGTGATCCAGACAGTTTTGGTGACATCGTTAGAGGTCTTCACGTCTATGGCGCTGATGTACTTCGTAGCGAAGCTCTTGTAGCTGCTTTCTACTTAATCGACTAATCGTTTAAGTAAAGAAAACAAAAACGGTGTGTGGGAAGGGAATTTTATGTTCTCCTTCCCCATACTAAAAAGAGGAAAGCATGGCAGAGATAGGAAACGAACAAAGACCTGTAATTTTCAAAAATAAGAAAAAAGGAAACAGGAAGCTAATAAGTGCAAGCAGCAGGATGACTGCTCAAGAAAGAAAAACATACAATAAGAATTGGGATAACATCTTCGGAAAACCCCAAAAGAATTTTAACAGACAGAAAGGCTAATGGCAACAACATACTTACAATTAACCAATGAGTTATTAAGAGAAACCAACGAAGTAGTGTTGACTTCTGCAAATTTTGGAAGTGCTATCGGTGTTCAAGCACACATAAAAGATTGTGTAAACAGAGCTTATAATGATATAGTCAGTGCAGAACCTAGATGGTCCTTTCTTGCTACAGGTGAAAGCGGATCAACAGATCCTTTTTATGGCAACGTATATGTTGAAACAGTAGCAGGAACACGTTGGTACGAATTAAAAGCAGCGTCCAGTTCTATTACAACAGACTACGGAGCAGTAGACTGGAACGATTTTTATTTAACAACAATAGGAGTAAGTGGAGCATCAACACCTTACACCAGTAGAAACTTATCTTTTGTAACGACTGAAGAATGGAAAGATCATTTAAGAGTTTCTGAAAATATAGATGATGCAGATACTCAGACATACGGAGAACCTAGATCGATTGTCCGTAGTCCTGACGGAAGGAATTTTGGAGTAAGTCCGATACCAGATAAAGTATACAGAGTATGGTTTTTTGCTTGGGATTTACCTACAGCACTAAGCGCACACGGAGATGAAATAGTATTTCCAGATATGTATAGTTCTGTATTGCTGGCAAGATCTAGGTACTATATGCATCAATTTAAAGATAATCCGCAGAGTGCTGCTTTTGCACTAGACGATTATAAAAAAGGATTGAGACAAATGAGATCTAATCTTATGAATCCTGCTCCTAAGTTTATGTCAACGGATCAAATATAAAATGGCACAGTCACAACCTTTTGCACTGGCTTGTCAAGGTGGCTTGAATAAAGTATCAAGTCAGTTTGAATTATTGAGAAGTCCGGGAGAAGCTACAAAATTAAAGAATTTTGAAGTCTCTACACAAGGCGGTTATAGACGCATAAACGGATATAGTCAGTTTGGAGACGGCACCAGACCAAATAGTTCAAACGCTATTAAAGGATTACAAGTATATGCAGACGGTTTAATTGCTTGTTCAGGAACGAACATATACTTTAGTCAAGACGGAGACAGTTGGTTACAAATAAATAAAGACAGTGTTGCAGGAGGAGGAGATAACTATAGTACATTCGGAGGCAGAAGTACATTAGCGAGGACTTCACAAGGTCAAGCATCTTTTACAATTTATGAAGGTGATTCAGATTACGGAGAGTTAATAGTAACTGACAGAGGTTCAGCAACAAAACCTTTCTATTTTAAAATGACGGGTACTGGAGACTTAGATACACGAACATTTTTTGCAAAAGAAATAACAGTAAGCGGAGCTGTTTATCCTAAATACTGTGTGATTCATGATAGGCATTTAGTGGTATCAGGCGCAGGAACTGCACAAAACACAATTTACTATAGTGGTACTGATGATATAGATGATTTCACAACGACAGGTTCTGGAAGTATAAAGTTAGATGATCAAGTAGTAGGTTTAAAATCTTTTCGTGATGATTTAATAATTTTCTGTAAGAACAGTATTTATAAATTAGTCAATATAAACAGCTCGTCTACTATTGCAGTACAGCCGATTACAAAAAACATAGGTTGTTTGGATGGCGACAGTATTCAAGAGATTGGTGGACAACTGTTATTTTTAGGACCAGACGGAGTAAGAACAGTTGCAGGTACAGCAAGGATTGGTGACGTAGAATTAGGATCTTTAAGTAGAAAGATACAACCAATTATAGGAGACATTGCATCTAATATTAGTTCTTATAATATTAGTAGCTGTGTCATTAGAAAGAAGTCACAATATAGATTATTTTATGGATCTTCAGGAACAGCAACAAGTGTATCAGAAGGACTAATAGGAACACTAAGAATTACTCCTGAAGGCGGAACACGTTTTGAGTGGTCAGAAACAAAAGGCATACAAGCCAGTGGAGGTTTAGCTTCTGGATTTAACTCAAACGGTATAGAGAAATTTTATCACGGTGATTATGCTGGTTATGTTTATAATCATGATACAGGAAACGATTTTAATCCAGCAGGAACAGCAACAAACATAAGCGCTGAGTACGAAACACCGAGTCTAGACTTCGGAGAATTAGGAACTTTAAAAACTTTAAAATATTTAAAACTATCGGTAAAACCAGAAGGAGCAGTACAGCCTTCGTTAAAAGTAGGCTATGATTACGATGACGAGAACATTGCACAGCCTTCTAACTACACGTTAGATACGATACCTAGTGCTGCAATTTTTGGATCGGGTGTTTTTAATAGCGTTACGTTTGGCGCAGCAGAGAATCCGATGGTTAGAAAAACAATAGAAGGAACAGGTACGACTGCTTATTTTAGATTATTTAGCGATGATACAAACGGACCTTACACAATAAACGGAATATATATAGATTACGCACCTTCAGGGAGAATATAAGAAATGGCACAAAGTTATACAAGACAAAGTAGTTTCAGTGATGGAGATACCATTACTGCTGCGTTGTTTAACGATGAATACAATCAATTAGTCAATGCATTCACATACAGTTCTAGTAGTTCAACAACTACAGGACACAGACATGATGGTACAGCAGGACACGGTGGTAATATACACACCATAGGAGATTTGGATTTCCTTAATAAGATCAAGGTATCTAGCAATACTTGGGAGTTCTATGTAGAAGTCTCTAGTGCAGCAGCCAAACAAATGATACTACAAGACGGTGCATTGGTTCCTAACGCAGACAGTGATTTAGACTTAGGTACAAGCTCAGTATATTTTAAAGATGCTTACATAGATTCAATTACAACTACTGGAGCCATTACAAGTTCAAGCACAGTTCAAGGAACAACCATAACAGCCACTACAGCATTTGTGCCAGATGCTTCTGATGGTGCTGCTCTTGGTACAAGTGCATTAGAATTTAGTGATCTCTTTTTAGCTGACGGTGCTGTTATAAACTTCGGAGATGATCAAGACGTATCACTTACACACGTAGCAGACACAGGCTTACTTCTTTCAAGTACTGACCAACTTCAGTTTGGTGATTCAGGTACTTACATTTATCAATCAGCAGATGGTGTCTTAGACTTAGTAGCAGACACAGAGATTGAAATCAACGCAACCACTATAGACATTAATGGTGCTGCTGATGTTTCAGGAAACCTAACAGTTGGCGGAAACTTAACAGTTACTGGTAGTGCTACAATAGCAGGGAACTTAACCTTTGGTGACGCAGCTACTGATACAGTGGCTTTTAGTGCTGATGTTGCTTCCAATCTTTTACCAAGCGCTGACAATACTTATGATATAGGTGCTTCAGGTTCTGAGTGGAAAGATCTTTATATTGACGGAACAGCATACGTAGACGCTATTAATTATAATGGTACTGCAATTACAAGCACTGCAGCAGAATTGAATATCCTTGATGGTGTAACTAGCACTGCAGCAGAGCTGAACATACTTGATGGTGTGACATCTACTGCTTCAGAACTAAATATCCTTGATGGAGTTACAAGCACTGCAGCCGAATTAAATATCCTTGATGGAGTTACAAGCACTGCAGCAGAATTGAATATCCTTGATGGTGTAACCAGTACTGCAGCCGAATTAAATATCCTTGACGGTGTAACCAGTACTACTGCAGAACTAAATGCTCTTGACGGCATTACTTCAACAGTTGCAGAGCTGAACATCCTTGACGGCAAAGCTTTCCTTGATGAAGATGATATGTCTTCTAATAGTGCTACAGGCATTGCTTCTCAACAAAGCATTAAGGCTTACGTAGATACACAAATAACCGCAGAAGATTTAGATGTTACTACAGACAGTGGCACGATAGCAATTGATCTTGATTCTGAAACATTAACTGTATCAGGTGGTACAGGTCTTGATAGTTCTGCAACAGGCAATGCAGTTACTTTAGCAATAGATAGTACAGTAGCAACACTTACAGGCTCACAAACTCTTACAAACAAATCACTTACTGCTCCTACGCTTACAGGCACAGCTATAGTAGCTTCATTAGATATTAGTGGTGATATAGACGTAGACGGCACAGCTAACCTAGACGTTGTAGACATTGATGGTCTTTTAACAGCCAGTGCAGCTATTGAGATAAATGGTCCAGCAGGTGCTGGTATTTCAGAAGGGATGTTGATTGATTGGTCAACAAACTTAGCTAGATTTTTAACATACGACAGCTCTACTGGTTCGGAAATAGCTTTTTATACACAACCTAGTGGTGGCAGTACAACAGAAGCACTCCGCATCGACAGCGCTGGCAACGTAATTATTAAAAATACTGGCGGAACACTTTACACATCTACAGCAGGAACAAGCAACCTAAGACTAGGTGTCAACGCAGGTAACAGCATTGCAAGCGGTGGTAATTATAATGTTGTCGTAGGCGAT